AAAGGGGGGCAACCGTGGCGGGATACAGTCCAGAGCGACGCGCAGAGATCATCGAGGCGGTGATACAGGGGATCAGCAAGGGCGAACCGCTCCGCGAGATCTGCAGGCGAGACGGATTCCCGAACTACTCGGTCGTGTATGACTGGATGAAGGAAGACGAAAACTTTAGCCAACGCTTCGCGCGCGCACGGGATGAGGGGCACGACGCAATCGCCGAGGAATGCCTTTCCATCGCCGATAACGCTTCGAATGACTGGATGGAGGCCAACGACCCCGACAATCCAGGATACCGGCTGAACGGTGACCACGTGCAGCGCTCGAAGCTCCGAATCGACACGCGATTGAAGCTCCTGGCCAAATGGAACCCTAAGAAGTACGGCGAAAAGCTCGAACTCGCCGGGGACCAGTCCTCTCCCCTGACTGTCGTGGTCAAGCAGTACACCCCGCCCAATGCCTGAAATCCTCCTCCCGAACCGCTGGGATCCGCGCCCGTACCAGATGAAGGCGTGGGAATACCTCATGGATGGCGGACGCCATGCGGTTCTTGCATGGCACAGACGCGCAGGAAAGGATGATTTCTGCCTATCATGGACATCTGTCTCAGCTATGCGCGACATCGGGATGTATTGGCACTGTCTTCCGGAATACGGGCAGGGCCGGAAAGCAATCTGGGACGCGGTGGATGCCCACTCCCGCACGAAGCGGGTAGACCGTGCGTTCCCGGCTGAGATCCGGAAAAGAACCAAGGACCACGAAATGTTCATCGAGTTCCAGGGCGGGTCTTCCTGGCAACTCGTCGGATCGGACAGGTACAATAACCTGGTGGGCGCCGGGCCGCGCGGTCTGATTTTCTCAGAATTCGCAATTGCTGACCCTGCAGCCCGCGACTACCTGCAGCCGATGATCGAGGAGTCGGGCGGGTGGGAGATCTACATCTCGACGGTCCGCGGTCGGAATCATTTCTACCAGCTCGGGGAATACGCCAAGAAGGATCCGGATTGGTTCTACCAGAACCTGACCGTCGATCATACAGGCGTTTTCACGCAACCGCAGCTCGACAAGATCTTGGCCCAGCTCCGCGCCCGGTGGGGCGAGGACATGGGCGAGGCGATCTTCCGCCAGGAGTACTATAACGATCCGGACGTGACAGGGTTCCAAGCTTTCATTACCGGGCAACTTGTCGCAAAATGCCGCCAATACCGCGCCGTTCTGTCCTATGGAGAGCCCGTGGTCTGGGGACTCGACGTGGCTCGCGACGGCCTGGATAAATCGGCCCTTGCCATCCGAGAGGGGCGCAAGGTCCATGAAGTGTTTGGATTCCGCGAGCCCAACACGATGATCCTTTGCGAAAAGATCGCGGCTCGCTACGCCAACGACCCACGCCGTCCGGATGCGATTTTCGTAGACGGCGTCGGCATGGGCGCGGGAGTAGTTGACCGACTTCGCCAACTTCTTGGCACTTCGCTGGTTTTTGATGTCCAGGCCGCAGGGAAGGCACTCGATCCGCAGAAATACGCCAACAAGCGCGCCGAAATGTGGGGGAGAATGCGCGACGAGTTCAGCGCGGGGACGGAACTTCCGAACGAACCGCAACTGATCGACGAACTCACCTGGCCGCTCTGTTGCTACGAGAAAGTATCCGAACGTCTTGCTCTTGAATCGAAGGACGACATCCGCGAACGGCACGGCGGAAGCCCAGACACTGCCGACGCGTTGGCCTTGACATACGCGGCTCCGGTAGTCCGCCGGACGACTCCCGTCGAGGCAATGCGGGGAGTTATCCCTCAATCAGCTAACAGCGCGCTCGCGGAATATGACTATTTCAGGTAGATTTATTGCAGGAGGGCGGAACCATGTCGGCATTTACACAGGACGGGCAGAGGGAAAAGGCAAAGGCGCTTGCTGCAGAATCAATGGCTTACCAAAATTCACTGATTTCGAATGATCCGACTATGACCGAAGATCAAAAGCGCGCAAGATCTCTCGAAAGCAACATTCGACGCGTTGCTCCCCGTTATCAAGGAACAGGTGTCGCCCAGATGTTTGGAGCCCAGGCCACTCCCGCTCCCGGATCCAAGACCTTGTTGGGGCAGTGATGGAAACCGACCAGACAGCAACCGAAGCCCTCGCCAGGCTCGACCAGCTAAAGAGCGAACGATCGCCGTTCGATGCCCAATGGAACGACGTTGCCGAGTACATCGGCGCACAGACTGGATTCGGCACGAACCAGCCGGGGATAGGCGAGAAGCGCGGGATCAAGGCATTCGACTCGACTGCACGAATCGACCTATCCCGGTTCGCTGCCACGATGTCCAGCCTGATGACTCCGCAGAACGAGCGGTGGCACAAGCTAGACGCTCCCGGAGTCGAGGGGCGCACAGAAAATGTCTACCTAGACGACGTAACCCGAATCCTGTTCGAGGCGCGCTATTCTCCAACCAGTGGGTTTCCAGGCCAGATGTTCGAAGCCTACGAGTCGGTCGGAGCCTACGGAACCGCAGTCATGGCGATCATGGATTCCGGGATGGGGATCAAATACCGATGTATTCCGCTGCGCGAAGTCTGGATGGAAGAGAATTGGCAAGGGCAGATCGATACGGTATTCCGTGAATACTCCTTGACCGCGCGCCAGGCCTTGCAGCAGTTCGGCGAAAAGACCCCGAAGATCGTCCGCGAGCGAGCCGCCTCGAAACCTGGTGATCGCTTCACCTTCGTGCAAAAGGTCTGCCCAAACGTCGAGGTAAAGGCCTGGCGCAAGGACTCTGAGGGCATGGAGTGGGCCAGCTACGACATTTGTACGACCACAAAAGCGGTGATTCAGCGGGGAGGATACCGGAAATTCCCGTTCGCCATCGCCCGGTTCTCAACATCCCCCGGAGAGGCTTACGGGCGTTCTCCCGCGATGCAATGCTTGAGCACGATCAAGATGTTGAACGAAATGAAGAAGACGACGCTTCGTGCAGCCCACAAGTCCGTGGATCCTCCTCTTCTGATCGATGACGGAGTTCTGCAGGGATTCGCGGCAATTCCAGGAGCCATCATCCGAAACGGGATGAAGAACGGAGCCGCAGCAATCCAGGCCCTCGAGACGCGCGGAAATCTCCCGCTTTCACTGGAGATGATGGACCGCGAGCGCGCTACGATCCACGATTCATTCTTCGTGTCTCTGTTTGAGATCCTGGCCGAAGACCGCCGCAACATGACGGCCCAAGAAGTCATGCAGCGGGCACAGGAGAAAGGCCAGCTTCTCGGACCCGTGGCCGGGAACTTCGAGCACTCCTTCCTCGGCCCCCTGATCGAACGTGAGCTCGACATCCTCGAAATGGCCGGGCAGCTCCCACCGATGCCAAAATCCCTGACTGAGGCTGGCGGATACTACGAGATCCGCTACACCTCGCCAATTTCCCTAGCCCAGAAGGCCGGGCAGGGCGTTGCCGCGCTGCGCTTCATCGAGGCGGTCGGATCGGTTGCGCAATATGACCCTAGCGTGGTCAACTCGGTTGATGCCGACGAAACCCTTCGGACTGTCGCGGAAGCTCTTGGAGTCAAGCCTACCCTATTGCGCGACAAGGCCGACGCAGCCAAGCGCAACGCCGAGCAGCAGCAACAGAACCAAGCCGCCGCGGTCCTCCAAGGCGCCGATGTTGCCGCCAATGCGGCCCGCTCCCTGTCCCAAGCCCAGGCCTACGCCGCAACGCCGGGGATTGGCCCATGATCGACCAAGAGGAAGTTGACGAGCAACGCCTCAAGGCCGAGAAGGCTTTGCGCGACTCGTACAAGGCAGCGTTCGCGGGAGGATCCGGGCAACGGGCTCTCGAGGACTTGAGGCGGTTTTGCCGTGCGGACTCGACTTGCCTTGCGGTCGGGCCGAACGGAATCGACATCCACGCGACGCTTGTCGCGGAGGGGCGGCGCGAGGTGTGGCTGCGCGTTGCGAATGCGCTTAAAATCGACCCCCACACGGGTCAAGCACTGTAAGGAAACATCATGGCAGACGATACCGGGTCCGTGGCTTCATTGTTCGGCGGGCAACCTGGAGACGGAGGAGCCAATCCGGCACCCGCTCCCGGTAGCACTCAGAGCGGTCAGCAATCCTCTCCCCCTGCACCTAGCGATGCATCGACGTTCCTCGAGGCATTCGACCCCACAACCCGCGAATGGGTGCAGAAAAAGGGCTGGAATTCCCCTGCCGCGATGGCCTCGAGCTACCGCGAGATCGAAAAACTGATCGGCGGAGAAAAGCTCCCGATCCCCAAAGATCCGAACGACAAGGCCGCGTGGGATGCCGTACACCGTGCTCTTGGAAAACCGGAGTCACCGGAAGGTTACGGACTCGACAAGATCGAAGGACTTGACCCAGCTTTCGCCAAGGAAGCTTCGAAGGCGTTCCACGATCTAGGCCTCTCCCCAAAGCAAGCGCAAGCCCTGGTCGAATTTCAGACGAACGGCGTCAAGGCTCGAGTGGAAGCGATGGAGAACGAGTTCCAACAGAAGCGCCAACTCGACGTGAACGGACTGAAAAAGGATTGGGGGAACCAATTCGACGCCAAGGTGGAGATGGGACGACGAGCTGCCAAGCAGTTCGGATTCGATGGGACGATGCTCGAGGCGCTGGAGCGATCCATCGGAACGCGCGCAATCTCGGAAAAACTCGTCGCGATCGGCGAGGCATTCGCAGAAGCTCCGATGGTCCACGCTCAAGCCGCACCGCCACAGGCTATGACTCCGGAGACGGCAAAGGTAGAGCGTGCTCGCCTGATGGCTGACAAAGAATGGTCGAAACGGTATTACGACGGGGACCCCGCGGCCCGCGCCGAGATGCAGCGACTCATTCGACTGGAAGTTGGCGGATAAATGTCCGAACCAGTTCGCGCCGCATCTATTGCGGAAATACGCCTCAATTGCTTACATTTAGCCTACAGACCGGGCGGGGACGAGCAAGACTCACTCGCACGGTGCGAAAAGCTTTTTGAATGGGTGATGAAGGACTCGGGACAATCTCCGGAAACGGAGACCCCAATACGAGGCCGATCACCTAAGAGCCAATCGCAAACATAGGCCCCGGATTTCCGGACAAGCCCCAAACCAGAAACCACAATTTCATGGAGGGGCTTTCGCATGTCCGAAGCTCAGATCTATACCAAGGAATACTCGACAAATCTCGAGATCGCTCTTTCCCAGACGGAAACCGTTCTCGTCAACCGCTTCGAAACCGGAACGCACACCGGGGAAAAGGCGTCGCCGATCACCTATGTTGCGCCCGTCGAGGCCCGCGAGATTACCTCGCGATTCGCCCCCATGGGACGCGTGGATACCGACTACGAGCGCCGATGGCTCTCTCCGCGCGGATTCGACCTGCCTCTCTACGTGAGCGAGCAAGACCTTCAGCGCACTATCCAGGATCCCAAGTCCGCCCTCATCCAGGCGCAGCGAGAAGCCTTCATGCGCAAGCGTGACGAATTGGCTGGAATCGCCTTCTGGGGCGATGCGCTGACTGGCAAGGACGGAACGACTACGATCACCTGGGCTACCGAAGCCGCTGCGACTCCCGCTGGATCGCAGGTTGTCGCGCAGACTGTCGGCTCGTCCGGCGGATCGACTGCCGTCGGCCTGAACGTCGCCAAGCTGCGTGCCGCCCGGAAGATCCTCAAGCAGAATCGCGTCAACCTACAGATGGAAGAGGTCTTCATCGGCATCAACGCGAAGGCCGACGACGACCTCCTGCAGGAAGCGCAGATCATCTCGCGCGACTTCAATGAACCCCTGGTTCTCAAGGATGGCCGGATCGAGAGATTCTTGGGATTCACCTTCGTGGAGACTGAGGACATCGAATCCGATGGAACCTACCTGCGGATTCCCGTGTGGACCAGGAAGGGCATGTATTGGGGCAAGTGGTCGGAACTGAAGACCAGCGTCAACCCCGACATCAGCATCCAGGACCACCCTTGGCAGCTGTATGCGAAGGAAACGCAGAACTCGACCCGCCTCGACGCCAAGCGCGTGGTGGAAATCAAGATCACGGCGTCCTAAGCCATGGCCGTCGAAGAACGCAAGGCACCGGAATTCGCCAAGTGGGACCGCGACAAAGGCGATTCCGCTTTTGGCGGATCCGATGAGCGGTTGTTCTTCGGTGTCGTCGATGCATCGGCAGGAGATAGCGCGGGTTCGGTCTACCGATTTCTGCGCGTCCCTGCCAATCTCATCCCGACCGAAATCATCGTCTCCACGACTGGTCTTGGAACGGGATGCTCGGCAAGCGTCGGCGTTTACCGTCCGCTTGGCGTCGATGGCGGATCCGTCATCGATGTCGACGAATTCCAACTCGATCTATTCCTCGAGTCCGCAAGCTCGAGCTACGCAAACAACATGGCCGCGACTCCCTCTGTGGACTTTGCCAAGATCGGGAAACAGCTTTGGGAACGGCTTGGGTTCATTCGCAACCCTGGTCACGCTATGGATATCTGCCTCACTCTCACAGGTGCCGTCGTCAATACCGGGAAGGTATGCGTCGGGCTTCGTGGAATCCTCAAGTAAAAGGAGCCTTCAATGGCCGTCGTGAATCTCAAGACCACCGCAATCGCCGAGCAGGATGCCGCAGATGACAAGCTCGCAAATGCGGGAAGTGTCGAATGCGTTCTCACTGGAACCCTCGAAGTCAACAACGGGGACAGCATCGGATCGACCTACCGACTGATCCGCGTTCCTGCCAACTTCGTCCCGACCTCGATTCGCATCGCGACCGATGCCCTTGGCGGCTCTGCCGCCGCCGACGTTGGCGTCTACAAGATCGACGAGGATGGCGGCGCTGTCGTGGACGCTGACGCGTTTGCCAGCGCGGTCGCCGTTTCGTCTGCCGTCGCCTGGACCGACGTGATGGAGGAGGCCGCAGCCGCCGACATCGCCAAGATCGGTCAGCCCATGTGGGAGCGCGTCGGCCTGACCGCCAACCCTGGAATTGCCTACGACATCGCCTTGACGTTGACCGCGGCGACCGCTGCGGCTGGCACTGTGTCGATGATCGTGCGCGGCTTCTACAAGTCGGTCTAAGTCATGGCCTACACCTACATCGGCAAGGACCAAGGCGTTGGATCTTCCGAGATTGCGGTCGGTGCTTCGACTACCTCCAAGGCTGTCGAAATCTCGATCGACTCGGCAAAGATTAAGCAGGGCGAAGCACTGGCACAGATCGACCTGATCCGCGCCTACGTATGTGCCTCCACGTGGCCCCCGTCTTGAGGTAGATTTGATGTAACGGAGGTACTCGAATGGCTTCACGAATCGACATCATCAACCTGGCCCTAACCAGGATTGGAGAAAGCCGGATCCTGGAGCTTGACGAGGAGAGCAAGGCCGCAGACGAGGCTCGCGCTGTCTACGACCTTTTGCTTGACTCCGAACTGATGGCGAATCGGTGGGGCTTCGCGCAAAAGCGTGCGGCCCTTCCCGTTTCTCTTCCTTCTCCCGCGTGGGGATACGCGAATCAGTACCAAATTCCCGCGGATTGCCTTTCGATCGTCTACGTTGATGGGCAAGAGCCCGCCGCGCTGGATGATTTTCGACAGGCTAGATTCCCCGTCTGGCAGATTGAAGGCCGCTACATTGTGACCGACCTTTCCGCGCCGCTGAACGTATTATACGTGGCTCGAATTGAGAACCCGGAAGAATGGAGCGCATCATTCCGAACGGCCTTCTCGTTCAAACTGGCCGAGGTTCTGGCTATCCCTATTTCCGGAGATAGCGGAATCCGTGATCGCATGGCGCAGGCCTACGAAATCGCGATTCGTGACGCATCCGCGCAATCAGCTATCCAGTCTGCCCCGCAATACGTCGCCGACTCGACCTGGCTTGAGGTGAGATAATGGCAACGCAGTCGATTCTAAAAAGCGCATGGAACGGCGGGGAATTGTCGCCGCTCATTGATGGGCGTGTGGATCACGTCAAGTATCCGCAGGGGATGAAATTATCTCGGAACGGAATCCCTACCGTCCACGGGGCACTTGTACGTAGACCAGGAACGAAGGTCGCACTCCAGCTTAATCGAAGGGATACGGAATCGGCAAGAACTCGCGCCCCCGTAATGATTCCTCACGAAATTAGCGCGGAACGGGCTTATCTATACGTTTTTGACCCTGATTTCCCCGTTACGTTTCTTGTGTTCAAGAACCGAATGGCCCATGTATTGGGATATGGATATCCGCTAAAAACCTTGCCTAGACGTCCTGATGGAACTTCAAAGCTTTCGACAGTTCAAAGCGGAGAATATCTATATATCGCGGATGATGGATCTAGCCCGCTAACACGTATACATAATGATTATGCCGGAGGAACGGAAATTATATCTGGAGCATCGGCATTCGATCCATCTCCAGATATTAATTGGACAGGATCAGATAATTCTCCGACTCCATTTTCACAAAACTTTAATGTCCCTCCATTCCAGGACTACAAACCAGAGAAAAACGTGCAGATTGAGTGCGCGGGAGATAGAAAAATAGGAGAAATACCAGGATCGATGAATGTCAACGTAAATGGCATTCTATGGGCTCCTACAGGAACATTTTCAGGCAAAAATGGACATCGGATCGTTTTTAATCCAGATTACGTCGAAACCGCTTCGGTTCAGAAATGGAGCGTAGGACTAACAGTTGCTGACAGGGGAATTCTTTTTCACCAAAATCGTTATTACCGTGTATTGAGCTCCATAGGTGCCGCATTATTGCAGACAGAACCGATTCACGAAATCGGGGCAATCTACGGAAATGGCGGTAGTACCTGGAAGCTACAACTCGGGTATATTGGGAATGGGCATTTCTCGGGGACGATTATAACTCCTCCAAAGACAGATCCTGGAAAACCAGGAAAAGAATACGTCGAAATCCTTTGGGACATGATCGACGCCCCAAAGTTCAAAACATCTCGCTGGGCGTGGGCTTCAGTGGGAACAGGATCAAGCCTCGAGACAGGTGCCGCGTACCCCGACAACGTGGCGATATTCAGGAATCGCCTTGTAATATCTGCAGGAAATCGACTGCACTTCTCGCGAGCGGGAAAACTTGAGGATTTTAACCAGTACAACGGATCCGGGCTTATTACTGCTGACAGTTCTATTTCTGTCGAAATCCCTGCGCGCCAACAGGTCGCGGTTGAATGGCTTGTCTCCATGGAATCGCTGGTCATTGGAGGCCGAACGGGGATTTTCGAATGTCGCGAAGATACCAGATCCGAAGTGTTCGGACCCGGAAACGTGGCTATTCGGCAAGTTTCGACCTACGGGGCGCACTCTGTCGAGCCCGTGGTCCTAGATTCTGAGATCTTCTATATAGTCCGCGGAGGGAAGAGGATGCACCGCCTGGCGACAGACGGCTCGTCGTGGTCTTCCGTGGACATGTCCGTTCTAGCCGACCACCTCGGCGCGTCCGGCATCTGCGAGATGGCCTGGCAGAACGAGCCGTGGAAAGTGATTTGGATGACAACCCGCGACGGTCGCCTGATTGGAATGACTTGGAATCGGGAACAAGATGTTTGGGGATGGCACGCGCATGAATCAGAGGGCGGAAAATTTCGCGGTGTGGCGTGCCTTCCTTCCCCGAATGGCGATATCGACGATGTTTGGCTTACAACGAATCGGAATTTCCAGGGAGTTGGAACCTCGCAGGAATCTGCGGCGATCTTCGTGGAGCGTATCGCAGATGCCCATCAGATCGGAGGCGACCTACGCGACGCGATCTATACGGACTGTGCGGTTTCATTTTCCGGGGATGCAACCGTATCCGATCCAGTTAACGGCGGTCTTGTACTTTCTGGCGGAACGACATGGGACTCGGATAACCTTCTTTCTTTAACATCGCTTGCCGCACCTCTCCCATTCACCGCCGCGGACGATGGCAAGGTAATCAGGGCACTCGACACGACATACATCGACGGTGTGATAGCCCCAATCCCTGGCGGCGCGTTCTGCGATTTCGTGATTGAAGGCCCTCCATCTGGCGGTACTCTTCCCGTTCGCCCCGTGACGCCCGTCCCGATCGAGCTACAGGGACGTTTCCTGGCGTGGCAGCTTCGAGTCGATCGTGTGCGCGTGGAATTCCTGGCCGGTCGAACTGTGTCGATTTGTACTGACGGATGCGCTCACCCCAACATCGTGGCAGATGATGCGGGATGGATTCAACTCAACGCGCACCATAACAGAATTCACGTTGGATTCCCATGCACGTTCAAAGCGCAGACCATGCGAATCGAGGGTGGCGCTACAGGCGGGACAAGCCAGTCCAAGATCAAGCGTATTACCCATGTTGCGGTACGTCTCCTGGAATCGGTCGGAATTAAGATCGGACCGAAGGAAGGATCCACGCAACCAGCGCCATTCCGGGCGAACTCGTCCATCATGGACCAGCAGGTCCCAGCCTACAGCGGAGATCTCAAGATCGCGTTCCCTGCGGGCTACTCGCCAGATGGATACGTTTACCTAGAAAGCGATCAAGCGCTTCCAGTGACCGTCGTTTCCATGGTTGTTGACGTGGTGACAGAATGACGCTGATCCCGTTTGACCCCGTCCACCTGTACGGTTTCACGCCTCACGACCGCCAGGCAGGTGCAGATCTGTCCGGCGCGTGGTTCGACGGGTTCGGAGTTACGCTAATAGATGGCGATAACGTGGTGGCCGCGGGAGGGTTTCTCCCTATCTGGTCGGGTCGAGTACTAGCATGGGCGCTCATCGGGAAGGGCGCTAGTATGATCGCAGTAACGCGGGCTGCGCGCGAAATCCTTTCCAGATTTTCCGAATTGCCACGCATCGAGGCGACGATTGATCTAACATTTCCGGAAGCGATCCGATGGATTGAACTTCTCGGATTCCAAAGGGAGGGGACAATGCGAAAGTGCGGCCCCAACGGCGAGGATTTTGCCATGTACGCGAGGGTTAATTAATGGACCCGATGACAGTGTACGCTATGCTCCAGCTTGGTTCAATGGCTATTCAAGGCATTTCCGGAATAATTAGCGGAAACGAAGAGGCGAACGCCCTTGAAAGGCAAGCGCAGATTGATCGAGAGAATGCCCGCCTTTCCCTGGAGAAGGGAGAGGCGGACGTGGCACAAGTCCGCGAGCGGGGCTCTCGATTCATGGGAGAACAGACCGCAACAATCGCGCAATCTGGTCTTGGAACTGGAGGGACGAATGCCGCTCTCGCCGCTGAATCGGCGCGAGGAATCGAAAAAGACGTCGGAAATACGCGCCGCGAGGCGGCTTTGCGCGCGGCTGGATTCCAAGAACGCGCCGCGGCATCAGACGAGCGCGCCAAGCAGTCGCGGAAAGCTGGATACGTTGGCGGGTTTAATGCCCTCCTTTCTGGCGCATCTGAATTCTATGGCAACAAAAGGGCTTTGCGATAATGCCTCGAATCCCTCAGTACAACCAACAGACGTCCGCCCCTGTTCAGTTCCGCGACCCCGGAAACGTCGTCGCTGGGCAGACAGGGAAGATCCTCGGAAGCATTGCCCGCACGACTGGAGATGTCGCCGAACAACAGCGCGCGATAACGATGCGAAACGAGGATCTAATCCAGCGCGCCCAGGAAGAGAGCGATCGCGAAACGGAACGTACGCAGAGGCTCCAGGCGAAGGAATGGGCCGATAAGCAGGCCGCAGACCTCGAACTCCGGAAGATGGACGCCTTCAACCGCCTCCAGTCTTCCATTGGAGCAGATCAGGACTTTGCCCAGGAATGGGAGAAGATCCGCTCAACGATGGACGACGAGGCGAACAAGGCGACGCCCCCGACCAATCCATACTACGGCGAGCAGCTTCGCGGGAACCTCGAAGCGCAGCGCGTGAAGTACGGCGCCAAGGCGATCAACCAGAAGTTCCGGATGGTCGAGGAAAACGCGGCCATGAACTTCAATTCCCTCGTTGAGGCGAAGCGCAAAGCGTTGATGCAACGGCCAGGTCCGGACGCTGACGCGGAACTCGCCTCATTCGTGGAAGAATTGAAGGAGAACGCGAGTCTTGCACAGATCGACCAGGTACGCGCCGACGGACTTGAAAAGAAAGCACGCGAAGAAGCTTCCGAAACAGTTCTGCAGAACATGGTCAAAAATCCGCAGGACTCACGAACCCTGATCTCCGCGATCGAAGGCGTTGAGATGATCCGCTACCAGCGCAAGAAGGGCGCGATCTATGGCGGGAAACCGTCGCTCAAAGTGGCAGGAGGTCGCTGGGATTCACAGATATCCGCAGCCGGAGAGAAATACGGCGTCTCATCCACGCTGATCGCGGCGATGATGTCAGCCGAAAGCGCGGGAGAACAGACGGATAAGAGCGGGAAAATCGTCACATCGAAAAAGGGCGCTTTAGGACTTCTCCAGCTCATGCCGGATACAGCCAAGGACATGGGCGTAGACCCAACAGATCCCGTCCAGAATATCGAAGGCGGCGCGAAGTACCTGTCGCAGATGTTATCAAAGTACGGGAATGAGCCGATGGCGCTTGCCGCGTACAACGCCGGACCCGGAAACGTGGACGCAGCAATCCGCAAGGCGAAGGAGGAAAACGATTCCGTAAACTGGATGAAGTATCTCCCGAAGCCGGAAGAGACGATTCCTTACGTTACGAAGATCCTACGGAAGGCCGACATCCGAGGCGGAGGAGGAGCCGACTACGAAGCGGTCCGGGAGCCTGTGGCGCAACTCAGCGTCGTCAAGACAGCGAGCCCCGACCAGCTTTCCAGGTACCTCAACATCGCGCGCGGCGTGATCGAGCAGGATGAACGGGCGCACCGTGAAAGCTCAAAAGCTGAAATAATGGCTCTCGAGGCGTCAACGAAAGCCGCAGCGGCAGACGGGACTCGCTTGTCTGTATACCCGACCATCGAAGGCTACATAGCTGCTGGGTACAGCCTCGCAGACGCGAAGGTGAGGCAAGCGAACATCGAGCCTTACATCAGAATGACGTCTGTCGTCGCTGACCTCAAGAACCGCAGCAAGGCGGAGCGCGACGCCATGGTCATGGCTGCAGCCCCTAAGAACACGGGAGAGGCCGGGATCGACTACGACGCCAAGCGCGACGCCTGGAAGGTGATGAACGCGGCTAACGAGGAAATCGACCGACAGGTTCGCGAAGACCCTGCGGGATACGCGATCCGTTCGAATCCGCTGATCGAGAATGCTTGGCGCGGATGGAATGAGGCGATTCCGGAATCAGACGAAAACCCAACCGTCAACAAGGCGGGCGCGCTCGACAACTACGTGGCCCAGGTCGAGGGATTCCAGCGCGCCCAGGGGATCGAAGCTCCGGGAATTCTTCCAAAGACTCAGGTAGAGGCGATCAAGGGACAGTGGTACGGTCAGGAAGACGGACCGATGAAGGCCGCACAAACCATGGCGCAACTCGCCCAGACCTACGGGAAACACTATCCTAAAATTCTCAAACAGCTCGCAAAAGATCTTCCGTCCGAAGCTCTATGGGTTGGGAATCTCGCTGACGCACCAGGCACAGAAGGGATACGGCAACAGCTTGCCGCAGCTTCAAAGATATTTGCAAAGCCAGATCAGATCCCAAAGCGAAGCGCCATCGAGAGGGAAATCGAAGCGAAGTTCGCGAATTTCACGGGATCTTTGACGGCGACCGACCCGATTGGTGGTACGGAGTCGTGGAACCAGCTTCGGGACGGAGCAGTGAAGCTTGCAGCTCTAAAGGCGGTGCAGTCCGGGGCAAGTCCATCAGAGGCAGCGAAACAGGCTTACGATGAATTGGTAGCCTCGCAGTACGTATTCTCCTCGACAAACCGCGCTGTCTCTACGACGATGAGCGACGGGACAACGCTTTCCACCGTGGTCGCAACCGCAATGGTTCGTCTTCCGCGCATTTGGCCGGGGCAGGCTCCTGGACAAATGCCAGAGTCAATCCTTCGAGGCGCGGATCTCTGGAAGTCGCGAGTGGTCCCGTCGCTTGAGATCTTGACACCTTCAGGGAAAAGCGCAGGCGTCCACCTGGCCGATGTGAAATCTCGCTCTGGTTGGGTGACATCTCCGGATGACGACGGACTGATCTTGATGCTTGGTTCTGCACCAGTTCGAACAAAGGACGGGAAGCCCGTCAAGATTTCATGGAATGACGCAGCGACCGCAGGCGCGCCTCTTCCTTCCTCTGAGCGATTCACGAAATCGGCGAATCCTTTGTCCCGTGGCGTTTCTGGAATTGTCGAAGACATCTCAAGTATTCCGGGGAAAATCGGCAATTGGTTCATTTCTCCAAGCCGGTAAGCATTTTATAGGGATTGGGGGATCTCATGCCTGTATTTGTTGATTCCAAGAACCAGGACGCACCAGGCGGGGAGAACTTCCCGCTCGGGTTCACTGAGTCTGTCAAGACTGGTTTCGAAGAGGCGATGATTTCCAGCCCGTTCTACGGCGGACTTCTTGCGAATCAGATCCGCGTCGCAAACCAGCAGGGAACGCTACTTACCCAAGCTGAAGCAAAAGCGCAGGCTGCAGCCGAAGGCTTCGCGGATTTGAGCATCCCAGCCGCAGGCATGACCGATCGAGGTCTCGAGACCATGCTTACCCTGGCCCGCGACCGCTCCGAGGGAGAAGAGCGTCTTTCGCGCGCGTCCGGCGTCGGACCGTTTGTCGGATCGCTCGCCGCTGGGCTTGGTGATCCTGTTTTGGCTCCGCTGAATTTCGTCCCTGTGGTCGGGGCTTCTCGTGAAGCTGCTATCCTTGCCAAGGCATCCATCAAAGCCGGAGTGGCTGGCCGCATCCTAGCGCGCGGAGCGATCGGCGCTATCGAGGGCGCGGTTGGCTCTGTGCCGTCCATGGCTCTAAATGCCGCGACACGACAGGCGGTCGGCGACGATTACACCGTGGACGACGCGTTCATGGAGTTTTCCCAATCTGTTGTTCTTGGCGCTGGAATGCAAGCAGGGATCGGGCAGGTCAGCGAAGGTGTCTCGGCGCTGGCCGATCGATCTTCCCATTCGTGGGTGCGCGAAAAGTTCGGTACGAAGTCTCAGGAGTGGCGCGCACTCATGGAGCACGACAAGCGCACCGCCGACGCGATCGCACCTGACCACGCGCAGGAAGCCGAGATTCGCGCGCGCGAGGGTGTCGATCCTGGCCGCATCGAAGCGGAACCGGTGCGAACCATGGAGGCAGGTCCCGCGGCGACGCTGCGCCAGGCCCTTGGAGATCGCCCGATTCTCAACGAGGCCGCGACGCGATCCGATCCGCTGGCCGTGGAGATCGTGGCCGCGATGCGCGAGAATCAGGCCGCAATCGAGCGAACGCCGCAAGCGTTCGAGCCGGTCGCCGCCGCCTTCGATGCACTGACCATGGATCGAAACAGCGGATTCACGATCGATGAGGGGTTGCAGTTCGGAGCTCTCAAGAGGCTTGAGCCGCACCAGGTCGAGATTGCTCGCGCTGCCGATGCGCTGACCCAACAGCCGGAGCGCATGGCTCGGATGGTGGCGGAGTACGCCAAGGCCACGGAGCGCGGCGCAAGTCCCGCCCAGGCCACGCAAGAGGCGATCACGCAGATTGCCGCACCCAAAGGTCCAGCGGAAAAAGGCCGTCTCGCATCCGCGCAGACCATGACGAACGCCGAGGCCATCGCGGATTTCCAGGCCAAGAGCGGAATCACGCTCAACCCCGAGAAGGTGATCGACGCCGACCCGCGCATCGACCAGGCCGACCCGTCCGCGCCTGTTTCGGAGATCTCTCGTGCATCCGATCCAGCGAACCGCTACGACGCCGACGAGCTGCGCCAGGGCCGCGACAAGGCGAAGGAATCCGAGGCGTTGCCAGACGAGGAGGATTTCGAGACGCTGGCCGACGAGGCGGAAGCGGAGCTGGAGAGGCTGCGCAAGCTGGCGGAGGCGGAAGGCGCACGATTCGCAGAAGGCTCAACGCTTCCAGAATCTATTGATATCGACGGCGTCCAGCGGAGCACGAAGGACTCCACGGGCCGCAGGCTTGGGCGGACAGAAGAGGAGGTCCGCAACTTCTGGGCGTGGTTTGGTGACTCGAAGGTGGTGGACGCCGACGGGAAGCCGCTGGTGGTGTACCACGGGACGGCAAGCGATTTCTCAGAATTCCAGCGCTCAAAAGCCTCCGATAAAGAGGGGCGCAGAATTGGCGCAGGATGGGGAAAGGGAAAGTTCTATTTCACGGAATCACCTGATGCTGCTGGCGTCTCTGCTGATTGGGCTGCACAAAGCAAAGAGCGGCCCGGAAGCCGCCCATCGATTACGCCTGTGTATCTGGCGGTCAAGAATCCAATTTCTGCGGAAGATTTCGCTTCAAGTATAAGCGAGCGCGCATCTTCTGGAGCGAGTCGCGACGCGGCAATTTCCGCCGTCGACTCGAGCATAAAACGGAAGGGTGTTGACGGGATCATAGATCGCGATTCTGGTGGGATTGCCGTTTTCGACCCAACCAAAATCAAATCCGCCACTGGCAATCGTGGCACGTTCGACCCTGCGAATCCCGACATTCGCATGGCCGAGGGCGCCGCCGACGCCGGAATCCAGATCCAGGAAGCATCCGACGCCATCGAGGCACGGTTCGGCGCTGGTGTGCTCGAATCCGCGCGCAAGGCTGGTTTCGAGATCATCTCCTCCAAGGATCTGCCCGCAGAAGCCCAGCGCGCGAGCGTGGTTGGCGTCACGGTCGGGAAGAAGTCCTATCTCGCCGCCGATCGGCTTTCCAAGGATGATGCCGCAGCGTTTTTCCTGCATGAGTACGGCGTCCACGTCGGCATGGAGGGGATGCTTGGACGCGAGGGATTCGCGGACATCCAAGCACGCGTTGGCGACCTCCTGAACCGAGATTCCGACCTTCGTGCTGTCGTGGATTCTCTGATCCCGGCAACCACCAAGCCGGGACTCGTCGCAGAAGAACGGCTGGCTTACCTCGTGCAGCACATGGAAGGTGTCTTGGCTGGCCGCGAGGAGTGGCCGACCGGCGCCGCATGGCTGCGCATCGCCGATCCCGCCACGCGCCGCGCCATCGTGGAGCTAGTGCGCGAGATCGTCGCGAAGGTCAAGGCTTATCTCTACGCCGAATTCCCTTCACTGCGCGGAATGGATCTTTCCGCCGAGGATGTACACGCTATCACGGTGCGGGCTCTGCAGCACGGATCCGAAATGGAGCGGCGCACGGCGTTCGCGGAGGCTGGCGGCGAGGTGGACGAGATCGCCGCGGCAAAGCAGCTATCGAAGCGGGTGCGCGAGGTCTACAAGAAGGCTTACGACAAAATTGCCGTATCCCCAGAACTTTCCGATGAGGCGTTGGCCGCGGCAGCAGAATCCGCGGGACTCGAGAAGGCTGAGGCCGTCGAGCTGGTGAAGCGATTCCGAAAGTTGGGCAACGCGGAAGCGGCGCTCAAGGCCGACATGAGCAGCGCGGCGCTTGTGCGGTATCGCGCAACACTCAACGCTATCAAACTCCACGAGGGCATGGCGCAAATCATGCGCTTCAAGGGAAGCGAGACGGAAGGCGCTCTCTCCCTGGATGCCGGGTCTGAGTGGAACATCGAAGGCGCGCGGGCGCGCAACGTGGACTCGGCGCGCGGCAAGTGGGAAAAGGAGCTTTGCGGAGGCGCGGAATGGGAGTTGGTGCAGGCGAAGCTCTTTGATCTCGCATCGGCACCGGACCAGGCGCCGCACATCGTGAACGCGCTGTACGACCTGCAGATGGATCGGAAGGACGGGCTCGGCACCAAGTACAACGCCGACCACGCAAAGATTGCCGAAATCCTGAACCGCTATCAAGAATCTTCCCTGAAGCAGCTTCGCAGGATGGGCGTGGACATCGGCCAGATCAAGGGTCGCATGCTGCACCAGGAGCACGACACATGGGCGCTCCGCAACTTCGCAAACGGAGGACGGACCGGCGCGACCCGTTCGGCGCTTCGCGGGCTCATCGGTCGCGTGCTTCCGAGCAAGTGGGTTCCGATCGGCTCCGATGCGCACATGAACGCGTGGATCGACTTCGTGGCTCCCCTCCTGGATGGCGAGACCTACGACGGTCGCACGGTCGACCGCGCCTATCTGGAAGGATCGTACAAGCTCCTGGCGGGGTTCAAGGAACCCAGCAAGGAGCGCGAGCTACTGAGCGGGCGGTACTCAACCGGAGGCGTCCCGGGCGAGGCGGCGCGACTTTCGTCGCTCGGCCGAAACATGAAGTTCAAGGGGCCGGAAGAGTGGATCGCGTACCAAAAGCGGTGCGGTAATCCTGATCTCCTGGCGAACTTCTTCGGAGAGCAGCAGGCGACCGCGCGATCCCTTGGGATCATGGAGATCTATGGGCCTGGCGGCGAGAATACACGCGCGACGCTCCACCAAGCGATCGGGCAGCAGCTCGTCGGGAAGCCAGCCATGGACTGGCAGAACAGCAGGAAGAAACGCGAATCGCAGTGGGCTGTCGTCTCCGGGAAGACAAACATCCCCGGAAACGAGATCCTGGCGAACACCTTCGCGAACGCGCGCGCCCTGACCACCGCGGCGACGCTGGGCGGCTCCGTCCTTTCGCAGGCTCCCGACGTGGCGAATATCGCGAAGTGGCGCGCCCTGCGATTCAATCGGAACGCGGGCGGGCTCTACACGGAGAGCGCGGCGCACCTGCAGGATTTTGCGCGCGCGGCTTCAGGCTCTCCGAAGATTCGCGCAGTTCTTGAGGCGTTCCGAGCTGACATGGATGCAACGGTAGGCGGGCTCCTGCGCAAAGTCGAGAACGGAGATTCTCGCGGCTTCACGGCGAATCTTGTCGAGAAGGTATACAAGTACCAGGGTGCTACCTGGCTGAACCGGAACAACAAACACGCCTCCGTTCTTGGTCTCTCGAATTGGCTCGCGTCCGAAGCTCGTCACGGATTCGATGCGATCGAGCCAACGACACGCGACATGCTTCTGCAGCACAACGTCACCGGCCCGGAATGGGATCTTGTCCGCCTGGCGGAGCAGATCGCCGACGACGGTCGAAGCTATCTCACGCCCGAAGGCCTGCGCGCTGTCTCGGAAGAGAAGATCGCGGCGCACCTTGAATCCACGGGTCGTAAGGCGACGCCGAAGCTGATCGAGCAATGGCGCGACGACATGCGAATCAAGCTCATCGGCATGATGTCGGATGAAGTTTCCAAGTCGGTGCTTGAGCCGACCGCGCGCCAGCGGCTGACCACGACGGGCGGACTTTCGGCCGGCACTTGGTCGGGTGAGCTGGTTCGCTCTATGTGGGCGTGCAAGTCGTTCGCTGTCTCGCAGTTCCAGCGCGGATGGATGAGCGAGTTTCGCGGGCGCTCCGACGATCCCCGCGCTCGCATCCGAGCCGGGAGCGGGTCGCACTACGTGGCTATCGCCAACTACATCGGTGCCCTGACTGCGCTTGGATACGTCTCGTACATGCTCAAGGGGTGGGCGGCGGGCGTCCAGCGGAAAGGGATCCTCGACAAGGAGGACGAGGACGACAAGGTCTTACCTTTTGACATCCCGGTGGTCGATGATCGCGTTCTGTTCGCGGCCATGAACCAGGGAGGAGGACTTGGCATCTACGGAGATTTCCTATTCGCTGACGCTGACCGCTACGGCGGCGGATTCATGCAAACTCTATCTGGCCCGCTTCTAGGAAAAGTCGAGGACGCCTATAAGCTGTGGAACGCGGCAAAATCAGCCGATCCAGAAGATGCCGGGAAACTCGCGAACCAGGCCGTTAGGATGCTCAAGGGAGCGACGCCGTTCGGAAATCTCTGGTGGTCGCGGCACATCATGGACCGACTTCTATGGTGGAACCTGCAGGAGGCCATTAACCCCGCAGGGCTACAACGCCTCGAGGCGGCAGCAGAGAAGCGCGGCGATACGTACATTTTCACCAAGCCAACTGCGGCTCTGAATTGAAAGGGATCCAATGACCGTCCAAACGACTCAGTTCTACCAGGAATTCGAAGGGAACGACGTCACGGTTACCTTCCCCCTTTCGTTCCCGTTCATTGACCGCGCGCACCTTGTCGCTACGCGTACCCCTGCAGCTGGAGGTTCCACCGAGGTTTTGACGATCGTTGACTCCTCCGGAGACTCTCTGAATGGAGGATGGGGAATCACTCTCTCAACCCCCGTTGGAACCGGGTACAATCTGAGGGTGGAGCGCGTCACGCCTGTTTTGCAACCGCGCCCATGGACTCCAAATGACAAGTTCCCGGCGAAAGCGCACGAAGGAGCACACGATCGGGCAATCATGATTATCCAGGAGCTTGCCGGACGGCTCTCTCTTGGTCAACTCTCGACCGATCCTGCTACCTTCATCGAAGGGTTGGAGCTGGTGGTCGGACCCGCGCTTCAGCCTGG